AATTTTTTTCAATTCTTAATGTATCGAATGTTGCTGGAATTACTCCTGGTACATTTGGACAAGTAATACCAAGTTTCTAATTAATATCAATAACTTACAATGATATTGAATTGAGGGGGTTAATAGCCCCCTTAATTTTTTCACTTTTCTTTATGAGGGCTTTATATAAAGCAGAAATTATTCTCTATCATAATGAATTTTGAATAAAAAATATTTTTTTATGCAAAAACCAAATTAAATTAGATTTAAATTTATCAAAACAGTAGAATGCATTATATATAATCATATGGTTATATTTTATCCTTTGTAACTCTATAGAAATCTGACATTATTTGTGATGTACTAGAAGTATGGGGGTTTAATATGATTGAAGATTTAAAGAAAGAGATTGCATCTCTTGAAGAGCGTTTTGTTACTGATGCGCCTGTTGAAAATCCTGAAGTACAGGTGGAACCTGAAAATCAAGAAGAGAAGACTGAACCTGAAGACACTGAATTACCTGCAATTCAAAACCAATCTGAAACTTCTCCAAAAGAAGAGCTTATTTTAGCATTAGATGTTGCGATGGAAGGATTGGTGCTTGCTAAAAATATTATTGATCAAATCAATGATGGAAATGTTGATGAAATTCTTGATGATGAAGCTAGTGATAAGTTTGAAGAATTTATGGAGTTATCAGACTATATTGATGGAAAAGTTGATGATTTATTAGGTCTTGATGACTCAGAAGAAACTCCTGATGATGATTCTTTTGAAGAAGAGCCTGAAGAAGAAGAACCAGAAGAAGAGCCTGAAGAAGAGCCTGAAGAAGAAGAGGAGCCTGAAGAAGAAGAGTCTGAAGAAGATGAGGAAAAATGAGTTATTCTAAATCTCAAATGAAAAGTATGATTTTTGCTGAGATGGGTGGATCTGCTGATCCATCATCTCTTCCTGTAGATGCCGCAACTGTGACTGTGGAATTAACTGATGAACAATTTGATGTTGCTTTTAAAAGAACTAAGTCATGGTTCGGATCAAAGAAAGGTTTTATTGTTTATCGACCGATTTCTATTATTCCAAATGTTGTAGAATATAAAATGAAATCTGATGTTATTAATGTTTTGGATGTTATTTTTAATATTCCATCTGATGTGGCTGCATTTTTTTCTTTAGGATTTTTTGATATTATTCCATATGGTCCCCAATCAATTGGAAACATTACTGCTAATACTGCAAGTTATTCTGGATTTGCTCAATTGCTTCAGTATAACGAAGAAAGAAAAAGGGTATTTTCTGTAGAGCCAGATTGGATGTTTGATCAACAAACAAAGATATTAAATCTTATTGTTAGATCTGGGAATATAAATAATATTGCAATAGTAAAATGTAAACTTGGTGAATTCGATCCAGCAGTTTTAGATGGGTGGGATGCAGATATTTACTATCGTTATTTACTAGCAAAATGTAAGGAAATTATTGGAAGAATCAGATCAAAATATGATTCAATGCCTTCCGCTGGTGGAGTTGTTACTCTTGATGGAAAATCTCTTTTAGAAGAAGCAAAATTGGAAATGGAACAATTGGAGAAAGAGATTTTTGCATCTCAAGGGCCAGACGATGTGCTAGTAGGTTAGAGAGGTATTCATGGATGAATTAGAAAAATTATTAGGATTAAAACCTCTTCCAGTAGAGGAAAAGCCAAAAGATATTATCAATGAACTTGATGAGAGACCGACTCCACAAGTTCCAGATCCTGATATGGATTATCTTTTTACTAATTGGGGATTTAAAGAGCCAGAAAAACCTTATGTGAAAGCTGTTAAAAAGAAAAATGCAAAAGAAATTAAAGACGCATCAGCAAATGAATTAGGTCTTGATAAAAAAGAAGATACACACAATATACGCAAGGATCTATTAGTGGAGATGAGTTTACTTGATGGTATATATAAAACAATTATGCGAGCTGTCACGCCATCAACTGATAAGGAAATGTCTAAAGAAAAAATATTTAAGATGATCGATGAGATAGTTAAACTATCTTTCAAAGGTTTTAAGGTCACTTCACCAAATAAGTACGATGAAAAAGAAGTTATGGGTATCAACTATAGTGTTAAGATTGGTAAGATTGAATATTCAATAAGAACTTACTTGGTAAAAGGCTCTAAAGTGTTTATGATTTCATTATGGGACAAGAAAGAATTCAAGTTGGAAGAAATATTGTGTGAAGGTTATTTGATTGAAAAACACTATCTTGTGGGATTGGTAAAACAAAGGTTAGAATTATACTTGGAGACAAAACATGGAAGTAAATGATCAGGAAAAAATTCAAGGAAGGCTTTGTGCAACAGGTAGAGCGAAGTTTGTAACAGAAGCTGGTTATATGTTTACTAGAGATGGTTTTGTATGGAGTCTTGATCCTCTTGATCAAGAACAATATGGAATCACTCTTGATGCATTACTTGACTGTCTCATACAATTAGAAGAGATGGGATCAATTGATGATCTTAAAAAGAAAGATCATGTTCGTGATGCACAAGGAACTCTGAATAGTGGTATTGTGTTAACGTCAAAAAAAGATCCACGCATTGTATGTTCTGTAACTCTTGTTGATCAAGATTATGAAAATGCAGATGTGAATCTTCGTTGGTTTATAGATTTAAACAAAATTAGTAAGGCGGCAATTGGTGCTCCAGAGCGTCCTGTGGATGCAGAAGAACTAAAAGCCGTGGAAAGGGCACAAGAAATGAACAAGGAAGTTAAAACAGAGTCAATCGATGCTTTATTTGAAGATCCAATCAAAGTTACATCAATTCCTCGAAAGGTTGTTGCGGAAGATGTTGATGGATGGGGATTGCCAATCATGGAAGAATTTAGTCATGTTGGCTTAGACGCTATCGAAAAGCCAAAAACAGAAGTTGGTAAAGATTTCGATGAAAAAGAACTTAGTGATAAAGTGGTTCTTCCAGATGATCCAGAGAAAAAGCCAGATGCCATGAAGGGTGTTGGAGCTAAAGGAGATCAGTCTCAAGAGAAGGATACTCCACAATCTGTTGTAAAACCTGGCGAGCCAGATGATAAACCTAAGCAAATGGGCGAAGCAGAGTTGAAGCATGTAGGTGTTGATGCTCTTGAAAAGCCTCATGGCGAAGAAGGTGATAAAGATCGTAAGGAAGTTGCAGCAACAAACGCTGATATTAAGCCTGACTCTCCTGAGAAAAAGCCAGAACCAATGCAAGGTAAAGGTGGACAGATTGGTGGAACAGATAAAGAGTCTGATGTTGCGGCATCTAAAGTAAAGCCAGATTCTCCAGAGAAGACTCCAAAGTTGATGGCTGAACGAGTTCAAAAAATAAAAGAAGCTCATCAGAAAGCTATGCAAAAACGAATGAAACTTGAGAGTGCTCGAAAAGAAGCTCGAAAGCTTTCTGAGGAAAAAAAAAATCCAAAATCTGAAAAAATAGAGGAGGCTGTAAAGCATCCTCTAAAATCGATGCAGGTTTTAAAGAAGCACATGGATGACGCGCATCGCGCAATTCATCGTGCTCATCATTTATCTGAATGGGCGCAAGGTAAGATGAAAGAAATGCATCAAGATGTTCCAACTGGAATTCATGAGAAGATAAGTCATCATCATGATAAAATGGAAGAAGTTAAAAGTAAGCTTCTTGATGCCAAGAAATGTATGTATGAGATGTGTGAAGAGGCATCTAGAATTCATCTTTCTATGAAGAAGTAATTAGAGGGATTTTATCATGGGAACGCTGTTAAGTAAGCGAGAAAAAATTCTTTTTGATAAAATCAATTCCGAAGTTTACGTTCTTGCTGGAGCTGAAGATGTTTATCTATGGAAGTGGCAAAAATATTTTGGAAATGTAAGCTCTGTTAGCGGTTCTGTTGATTGTCTTTATGGCGAGCCAATTCCAAATACAAAGCACTATAAACCATACAAAATTATTGCTTACTTTGAGCGACCAACGACAACATTTGATTCTACAGATGAAGGATTACAATACATAAAAGAAGGAAGAGTTTACGTTTCAAGGTTAATTCTTGAGAGAGCGAAGGTTCCAAAAGATAAAGAAGAACTTGAGCATGTAAATGTTGGAGATGTTTTTGAATTTTTCAGAAAAGGAAATAGATTTTCTTTTGAGGTTAGAAACGTAGAGAAAGATGGATGGATTAATGATCAAGATACTTGGACTCAATATATTGCTGATGTCGTGTATTTATCATCATTTAATCCTGATAGAAAATTAATAGGATCAGTATGACTGAGTGGGGATTAATTTTAGACAAATTAATAGAAGAAGAGACAGATAAGATTGAAGAAGCATTCTTTGATGAGAATGAAATTCTATATGAGTCAGGTATTTTAAAGAAGAAGGCAGGAAGGCCAAAAGGAACTGTCGAAAGCCAGAAACAAAAAGCTGAAAAGCTTTTAAGAAAAGCTAAAGGTTATTTGATAAACGCTTTAAGTAGATTGGAAAGTTATGGAAATAGATAATTTATCTCTTTTTAATAAAGAGTTAAAGAATGTTAAAAATTCAAAAAATCTTTCTCAAAAAGATCGAGAAAAGATTATGGATTATTTAAAATCACATAAAGCTGAAAATATATTTTTAGTTCCAAATTTATTATCTTCATTTTTAATGTTTGCACAGACCATTGGATTCCCTGCAACTAGGGATATGGTTGAATTTTCATTAGGTAATTCGAAGAAAGAATCAAACGATGCTATAGATTATTTAAAGAAAGCTAAGATTATAGATACATATAATGTTGCTGGTGGAATTATGAAGGATTTGATTCAGAGAACATGGAAAGATGATAATAACATTAAAGAAAATCCAGAAGATGAAATTGAGGTATTTGATTATGATCCAGATTTTATTAGTGAACTTGGATTAGTTGTTGGTAAACTAAAACTAAAAAGTGAGGATGTAATGAGTTCAAAAAAAATAATTCAAGAAGGTAAGGATGTTATAACTAAACTTCGTAGAAATATAGATTCATTAAATGAATCTGATGATTCAGTAGGCGATGAAATGGATTTCTTTCATCATTTAGATGATGATACTGTGGAACAGTTGATGGATGGACTTCTATTGATTGTGAGTGAATTAGAGTCACAAGGTAAAATCAAGAAATTTAAGAAGCCTACCGATGCTAAAAATGCTCTTCTTGCTGCAATTAGAAAGATGTATCAATCAAGAGGTTTGGTTGGAAAAGAGGCAAGAAAGCTTCAAAGATTTGGTTCAAAAAGAATCATGCGTCAGGCAAAAAGAGATATTCAAAAATCTCAATAACACATAGCTTATATTTAAAAATAATGAAGACAAACTTGTTTAAATAGGACAAGTTTGTCTTTCACTTTCAGCATTTGAGGGGTTTAATGTTGCAAGTCTGCCCTGTTCATTACTATGAGTTTTTCCCAAATAAGTTTCAAAAAACTGAAATTGGGTGTGTTATTTATACTGATAAAATTCATAGTGATGAGCGAGGGGCGTTTCTTCAATCATATCAAATAAAGTCTTTTTCTGATGAATATAGAAGATATTATTCAGATACAAATATGAAATTATTTACTCAAGATAATATATCTTGGTCAAAGAAGAATGTTGTAAGAGGAATGCATTTTCAAAAAGCTAGACCACAGGGTAAATTAGTTAGGGTTTTAAGTGGTAAAGTGATCGATGTTGTTATTGATATTCGGTCAGAATCTAAAACATACGGTAAGTCAGAGTGGTTTTTGTTGAATGATCCAAATAGAGCTATTTATATTCCAGAGGGAATGGCTCATGGGTTTTGGGCCTTAGAAGACACTATTTTTTCTTATAAATGTACTGAAGATTATATGAAAGATGATGAATGTGGGATAAATCCGTTAGATGAATATTTTGAATGGCCTTGGTCTAAACGCATGGATGATTTAATTATTTCGCCCAAGGATAGGGCGTTACCTAATTTTATTGCTTGATTATTAAAAATAATTCCTATGTAATAATTTTGTTTTCCAATTAATTGGATAGTTGGGGGTTGAATTATGCTTGGGATTGTGGCGGCTGGAGGAAGTGGTTCTCGTCTTTCTCCATTAACTCGTTTTTTAAATAAACATTTAATACCTTGCGATAAAGAAACACTGATGATCGATTATCCTCTTAGATTTATGAGAAATAATTTATTTGATGAAATAGTTGTAGTAACTGGTTCTAGCCATGCAAGCCAGATAGTGGATTATGTTGCTGATGGAGAGAGATATGGATTTAAAAGAGTTGAATATGCATTTCAACCAAAGCCATCTGGAATTGCTGATGTCTTAAAGAGAGTGTCTCATAAGTATATTTTAGACGGTGTAATGCTTATACTTGGTGATAATTATTTTGGTGATTTTCATGTTCCTGAATTAAAAGAAGGACATGCCTCTGCATTTGAATATGATATTAAAGATATCCAGAAAGCTAAATCGTTTGGTCAAATTGTTAATTTCGATGGAAAATTAGATATTATTGAAAAGCCTGAAAATCCTGCTCATTCAAAAATATTGACTGGTCTTTATTATTTTCCATCAGATGTTTTTCAAGTGGTTGAGTCTCTAAAGCCTAGTGCTAGAAATGAGCTAGAAATAACAGATCTTTTGAAAATATATTTAAAGCAAGATCGTATGCAATCCATTATCGTAAATGGAAGCTGGTTCGATCTTGGTGAATGGGATTCATTAACAAAATTTTGGAAATCGAGGGAGTGATTTTATGGAAGAAGAAAAAGAGATAAAAAATATTGCAGATCCTGAAAATTTTCGTCGTCCATTTGTTGTAAAGATGGAGGCTGGAGTTGCAAAGCGTTTTATTAAAGCATGTCAGACAAAAGGTGTTTTTGTTCGAGAAACTATCAAGCAATTTATGATTGATTTTGCTGATTCAGTTTTAGATAAGGATGAAAAATGAGTTTTTCAGAAAAAGATATAGAAAGAGCCGTTCAGGATGCAATGAATAAAGTTGATGATCGTGGTGGTGTTCAATCTCCAGAATCATCTCGTAAATTAACTCTTGAAACTCCTTATGGAGTATTTCAATCAGGATCTATTTTTAAAGCAAAAACCACTAAAGGATCATATAATTATGTCATGTTTTTGATGGAATTAAATGGTGCTGTTTACTGGATTCATGGTGATAAAGCTAAGAAGTGTTCAAAGAAACATTTTATGGATAATCTAGAGGGTGGAGATTTAGAGTTTGTTCCAAGGGATAAAGCTGATCCAGAAAGACTTTCCATGTCTGTTCTTGGTTTAATGGCTATGGCAAATGGTGTATCATTTAATGATTACATGAAAATGATATGGGGTTATGGAGATGGAAGCGATGCGAATCAATACAAGGCAGATACGCCAGGATAATTAAATGTTTTCTTTTTCTATTAAGCCAAATGCACAATGGAAAGAGGCTTCAAAATTATTTGAAACTATGGATAAGCGTTACGAATGGTTTCAATTTGAATTTGGAAGAAGGGCTATGGTTATTTTTTATAAAATGCTAGGTGATGAAATTAAAACAATTCGCCAAGCCCCAAAGGGTTATAGAAAAAGATTGGTAATGGCTGAGATTCGAGATACTTCAAAGAAGTCATGGTTTGCCGTTACTGTTAAAGCAAAGCCAGCCGGAAAGACAGATTTTTCATCTGATAGCACTATATTAAAAGTAGTTTCAAGATTTCCTGATTTACCAGGATTTGATCCAACAAGGGATATTTTACAAGAATTTGGACCATGGACTGTTGATACGATTCCATTTCTTCCATCAAAAAGATATGCAATCATAATTCCTGAAAAAGCAAGATCTGATCGAATAAAAAGAATTTCAATAGAGAATAAAAAAAATATGAGCAAAGTGTCTCTTTTAATGAAAGAAAATCATATTGTTCCAGATTCTCGGTTTGAAATTATTAAAAGATTGGAATTAGTCGAAGATTTGGAAAAAGCTATTTTAGAGATCGAATTTTCTAAAACATCAAGATCTCATCCTCATTGGGTTCCTTCTTTAAAAAAGATGAGAATAGAAATTATTAGTAAGATGATGAGACAAAGAGATTTAATAGCTGGATTAACAAATAGTAAGAATTCAAAATATAAAACTAGGGCAAGAATAAGAAATAAGTTGAATACTAGAGATTTAAGATCAATGGAGAAATTTATTAGGAAAATTCAGAGGCAAATGTGATAGATTTAATAGAACAAGCTTTGAGTAATTTATATGATGAGTTTGATGATGGATCTGACGAGTACGCAGATTTTTTTTTAGAAGTTTATTCTTATATGGTAGATGAAGAACTTATTCTTGAGGTGCCAGATAAAGAATGCGATGATATAACGAAAAATGAATGGATTAATGGAAATATTCACACTATGCGTCAATTTATAAAGGAAAAATATGATTCCAATTTGGAATAAGCAGACAGGTGATGTCTGGGTAAGAAATTTTGATGCAGGAATAATGAATGCTCTTGGCGCTCTTCCTGATCCTAGTGATCCAGACGATCCATGTTATTCAGTTGTTGTTCCTCCAATTATTTCAACTGATCCATCTGAAAAAGTTCCTGTTTATTTTTCTCAGCCTAATATGGTCTACAGACCAAAAAAAGTTCCATCTATTACAATCTCTAGAGATGATTTTTCACCAGCTTTACAAAGATGGATGGGTGTAGGTCAGCTTGAATATAGAGCTGGAGTTTCAGGAACTGAGTTTGTTCTTAGCAACGGAGTGTCAGGATATACGCAATATGTGAGCAAACCACAGGCGATTCCATATGATTTTTCTTATACGATTGTTTGTGTTCATGTTTCTGATCGAATGGTTCAAGGATTATTAAGACTTGTGTTGAAATCATTTCCACCTATAGGTAAGCTATTTGTAAATGATTCTTTAGGATTGTTGAGGTCATATGAGGCAAGATCAGAAGGACCAATTCCAACAACTAAAGATTCTATTGATGCAGTAAACAGATTTGTTAGTTATACTGTGAATGTTAGAGTTGATGGAGAAATTGATTTGAGCACTCCGTATAGTACAAGTGCTGTTACTGGTTACGATTTACATATTTCACGTTTTTAGTTGTCGTGAAACCAACATGATGTTGGAGTTGATAAATGGACATAGACACGAAGGAGTGTGGCGATGCCAGAATTTCTTTCACCCGATGTATTTACACAAGAGGTAAAAGGCTCACCCAACGCAGTTCCACCTGCTGCGACATCTGCTTTTGCGATGTCTGGATATTCCCCTAGAGGACCAGAGGGTAAAGCTTATCTATCAACAAGTTTTGCTGAGTTTGTTCGACGATTCGGAGGATTTTCAAAAAAATCTTTTAATTGTTACAACGCTGCTGCTTATTTTAACAATGGCGGAAATCGTCTTTGGTTTGTAAGACAACTTCATAGCGATGCTACTTTTGCTAGTGGAAATTTTGATGTTGCTTATAATGTGTTAGCAAGCGGTCGAGGAACTTGGGCAAATGATGCCGAGGTAACAATCTCAGGAGATCCAAGTTTTTATGATCCAGCAACTGCTGAATATTCACGATTCAGCCTTTCTACTTCTATAATTGATCAAATTTCAGGTCTTCTTGAGACGAGCGAGTTGTACGACTTGCTAGTTCTCGATGATGTTGATAGTCCAAATTATATTGTTGAAGTATTGAAGAATTCAGAAGACATTTCATTGTCTGCTGTATCAGGTGGAATTCCTGCTGCACTTCAACCAACACCTTTTGCAAATGTGTTAATCGGTACAGGTGATGGTTCACAAAATACATTTGCAAGTTCTCTTTCTGGATTTGCACCGATTGCAGAAGGTCTTTTGACTATTTCTGTTAGTGGTGTACCAGTTGCTACAGATGATGGACTTGGTGGTTTTGTAGCAATCTCTGGAACTGTGTCAGGATCTATAGACTATGATACAGGCGCAATTTCAGTTTATATTTCCCCAGCTCCATTATTGTCTGCTGCTGTTGAATGTTCTGGTAAGAAAAAACCAGCATCATCAGTAACAATTGTTTTGTCTGGCGGAGCAGATGGATCTGCTGTTGTTGCGAATGACGTTGTTTCATCAGCACTTCAAGTTACTAAGCAGGGAATTTATGCTTTTGATGATGTAGAGGAACAGATGTCACTTGGCCTTCCTGACTTTGTTGGCGATGTGGCTACTGATTTAATTCTGATTGGATATGCTGAAAATCGTAAAGATGTTTTGGTTATATTAAATACTGCCGCAGGATTAACTCCTCAAGCTGCTGTTTCATATCGCCGAAATACATTAAAGTCGCAATCCAGCTATGCAGCATTGTATTATCCTTGGGTTAAGGTAGCAGATTCTTTGAATAATAATAGACCAAAATTAATTCCAAATATTGGTCATATTGCTGGAAGAATAGCTTATACAGACATCAATGAGAATGTTGGTAAAGCACCTGCTGGTACAGTTCGTGGTCAGCTTCAATATATTATTGGAGTTGAGAGAATACTTTCTAAACCAGAGAGAGATACATTGTATCCTGCTCAAATTAATATGATTCGATCTGATGCATCCGTAGGAACAGCAATTTGGGGAAATAAAACTCTTCAAATAGTTGGAGATTATACTGATGTAAACATTCGAAGAACATTTATTAATTTAGAAAAAGAGCAATACCAAGCATTACTTGATATTGTATTTGAGGATGTTGGGCCTGCCACATTTACTCTAGTTCAAACTCGTCTTTCATTATATTTGGAAGATAAGTTTATTCTTGGTGTAATTGGAAGTGGTGTTCCAAGTAAAGATCAGGCTTTCAAGGTTATTTGTGATGAGACAAATAATACTGAGTCTACTCAAATACAAAAACGAATTATAATTGACGAATTTATCAAGCCAAATATTGCTGCTGAATTCATTCATTTGAAATTGCAGCGCGTATTTGACGCTTCACAAGTGTAAGGGGTGAAACATGGCTGGAACAGCTAGAAGTCAATCTACAGATCCTTTTTTATTAAATCGCTTTCACGTTATTGATACTGAAGGCTTTTTAAACTTAGCCACTCCTGCGGCTGGTTTTCAGAATTGCACTATGCCACAAATTAATCTTGAAAATCATGAGTATTGTGAAGGCTTGTGGACGTATCGTCGAAAATATGTTGGTTCTGCAACATTCGACGATATTACAATGAGTAAAGGCGTTGTTAAGAATGATAGCTCATTCTACAAGTGGGTTATCGGTGGAGCTGAAGGATATAAGTATCGTACAAATCTTATTATCAAGCATTTTCATAGAGATGATATTGTTGGGTTGTTGGATTATTCAAATGCTAAACCATACAGAGAAGTTCTTTTGTATAATGCAATTCCTCAGAACACTAAGCTTGGTTCTGATTTTGATGCGATGGGATCTGATATTTCGATTGAGGAAGTAACTGTACAATACGAATATTTCAGATTGAAAATTAATGGAGTAGAGATTACGCCATCTAATTTATAAAGGTTGTCTATGGCATTATCATCCTTCCTTAATCGTAAGGAAAGAATATCAGATGTGTTAATGAATTTTCATTTTCACATCTTTGATGTTTCCATTAAGTTTCCAATAGCATTAAATCTAGTTTATGGATTTCAGCATGTTACATCTCCAGAAATGATTGCTAATACAAAAGAGGTTAAAGAGGGTTCATTTGAGTATCCACATCATGTTATGGAATCTGCAACATGTTCTGATATACAATTACAAAATGGTGCTAAATTTTTCGACTCTGATTTTTACGATTGGATTTCTGGATATGTTCGTGGTGAGCCAAATAAAAAAAGAGACTTATTATTAGTACAATACAGTGATATTAATACATCTTCAGCTTTAAACGTGAGAGGTCCTAGTATTATTAATCAAGGTGTATCTCTTCAACCATTAAATGATTTAGTTTCAAGAATCCCAGCTAGGGCATGGCTATTATATCAATGTGCTCCAACACAATATAAAGCCAGTGATGATTTTGATGCTTTATCTCATTCTATATCTTTACAAAGTCTAACTATTAAGCCACGATATTTTACAGAATTTAACTCAGGAGTCTAAAATGTTAACATACGTTCATATTATTTCTGAGACGCCAAGTGATGTTAGAAAAAGATCTAAATATGTCACATCAATTGTTACAAATGCTAGTATTGTTGAACGTGGAGGAAAAAAAGGTGTGAAATTTGTAGCAAAAGGAAGAGCTGCTACTGAAAAAGTTTACTACGATGTGCTGCTTGAGATGTATCCAAAAAAAGCAGAAGAAAAAGCAGAAGGTGATGAATATAAAAAAGTTGGAGATCATACTGAGTGTTTTGTACATTGCACATGCCCATATTTTTTATATAACTGCAAATGGGTTTTGTGGAAGGGTGGATCGAGCGATATCAAAATGGAACCTAAATGTCACGACGAGCCACCAACTTATACAAATCCACAAGGCACCCCATATGTGTGTAAACACTTATTTTCTTTGATGCCAAAGGGATTGAAAGCTCTTCAGAAGATAGCTATTCCATAATTCCAATTGATTGGAGATTATTGAGCTACATTTTGCTTTTCGTGGATAATTTCAAATTCATCTCCAGTAAGTTCGATATGGTATCCTTGATCTGAAATGAATTTGCACCAGTCTCCAAACTGGAAGAATTCAGCGCCAATTTTATATGATTTATTTTTGTTTAAAAAACGATAATGATCCCAGCACATCATTGCGGCATCATCAAATGATATAGGTTTCTTTTTCTCCATGTTTAATACCTTAAAATAAAACTTGGTATTAAATTGCCATGGCGTATCCAGCATAACTATAGATCCATCGTATGATTTAGTGGGATGCTCTCTAAACACAACCAACATAAAAAATCCTCCAACATTATTATTATATTATAGGAAGCAATTTATTGAAAATAATGGGTACGGACTGTATGATATTGAGACATTGAGGGGTTTAAAATGACACTAAATAATATGATTGAAATTGTAAAAGAGATGGCATCATTAAAGCCATCGTCTCAAACTGATTCATATATTGATAGATTATTGAAAAACTCAGGTTTTATATCTCAAGATGGGACACCATCTCGCGCAAGGCTGTTAGGTGAAATTGAAAAAATAGGTGTTGAAAAAGTTTTTAAAGACATTTCTCTTGATGATAGAAAAAACTTCTTAGCAAATATTTCTAGTGCATACAGAGCATTTCCAGATATTCAAAAAATAGTACAAACTTCTGAAATGACGACTACTGCGAACGTAGCAGCATACCCAATTCCTATTGGTAGAAAAAAGAAGGTATCAGAATCTAAAAAAAGAATGGGTATTGGATCGTATGAAATTAAAGACAATAGTCCTATTGAAAGTATTCAAGATGTTTTAGATGAAGAAGAAGAAATGGAAGATATTGAAAAGTGGTTGGAAATTAACACATAATATCAAAAAAAAGTGTATTGAAAACGTGAGCCAATCATGCGTACACTTTATGCATGGAAAATCTTAAAAAAGAATCAGAAGAAGTAGCATCTAAAGTTAGAGTTCATTTTTGGATTCCTCGTCAGCTTTATACATATATTGAGTATGTATCAAATCGTGATGAGAGGACATTAAGTGAGATTGTCAGGGAATCTTTACGAGAATATGTTTCCAAGGATCGTAAGTTAAACGGAGATGACAGTGGAAATAAAAATCAGTAAAGGTTCTTGGCTAAATCTTGTTGACCTTGTTGAATACAAGGGAGTTCCTTTTTGGGAAATGGTTGAGTTTCCTGATATTCCTTTTTCTTCAAATGATCAGTATTTAACTTTGGATCATTTAACAAGTAAGAGAATAGATTTAATTTCTTATGATTACTATGGAGATTCAAATCTATGGTGGATACTTCTTCTTGCAAATGACATTGAATATCCACACCAATTAATTTCTGGATTAAAAATTAGAATACCATCTAAAGAGACTATTGATAATTTGTTGACACAAAAGGGGTAAGAAGATGAATGAAATCGAAGGATCGAAATCAGCGATTAATAGCTGCGAATTGCCAACTGGAGTTCTTCATAATAATGAAGTTTTAACTAGCGTTATTTTTCGAGAAATGTCTGGTTATGAAGAAGACATTATGGCTAATAAGAAAATGTCTACATCTAAAAAACTAACGAATGTGATCGCAAATTGTATTAATAAAATTGGATCTATTGAGGATAGAAGTTTAATTAATCAGTTTGCTGAAAAGATGTTAATTACTGATAGAATTTTTATGCTTTTAAAGCTGAGAATGGCATCTGTAGATGAAATTATTCGATTTGAATCAACATGTCCAGAGTGTGGAAAGATTGATAAAAAGGTATTTAATTTAAATAATATTAGTTTTAGTGGAGTTCCAAAGGCTACAGATTTGTATAAAATTGTTGAGCTTCCAAAGAGTAAAAAGAAATTAAGAATTCGAGCTGCTGATGCGAAAGTTGAAGAGCAAATTGAGAAAGCTACAAATGAAAGAAATGCTGTATCATTGGCACTTTTTTCTAGAGTGGATATGATTGATGATAAACCACCAGCAATGGTAGATATTTTACAACTCAGTACGTCAGACAGAACTATTCTTAGAAAGAGTATTGATGAGTTAGAGGGTAAAATTGACGATGAGTTTAAGGCAACTTGTCCAGATTGTGGATTTGAATATACTGGCAGCGTTCCTATTACTGGGACCGATTTTTTTTTCCCATAGGGGATATTAGTTCTTTTGAGCATGAGATTGCGTTTTTAATTGAAAATTTCCATATTGGATATGGTGATATTTATAAAATTCCATGCAGTAGAAGAAGAAGATTGATAGAATGGAAAGGAAATAAAAACGCAGAAGAAAATGCTAAACAGCAACAGAATGTTGCTAAAATTCGTAATAGGTAGCGAAGGAGTGCTGAATGGCTCAAAATAAGAGATTTCTAGGATTAGGATTTACATTCAGCGCAACTGATAAAGGTCTTGAGAAGAAATTAAAAAACATTAAAAATTTGTTTCAAGATATTAATCTTTCTACTGGAGGAATGGCTAAGTCCATTCCAAAAATAAAAATTGATAATGTTAAGGTTGAAAAAGAAAGAGCAAGACTATCTTCATCTCAAAATATTAAAACAGGTATTATTCGAGATGAAAAGCCAGAGAAAGAAAAAATTGGCAAAGATAATTTAAAAAAAGCGACAGATATTGCTGATGCTTATACAAAAGCACTAGGAGACGAGTTTGGACCAGCTTATAAAAAGATGGCATTCGATATTATTAAAGATGGAATTGAAAGCGGAAGGTCCATTGATAGTATTATAAAACGTCTTAAAGATGGTGCTGAAAAATCAGCCGAATCTGCCACCAAAATGAGTACCCAGTTTAAGATTATAGAGAGGGTTGTTGGATATATAAGGAATTGGTCCAAAGATGTTATTAATAGATTTGAAACATTTTTGGATACACTTGGTATTAACTTGAGAGATCTTTTTCCAAAAGAATTAACTGCTGCTTTTGGAGTTCTTGGAGCATTGGTTAGGCCATTGAAAGATTTTGCATCTGTGATTATGTCAAAATTTATAGGTGATTCTGATAAAAAACTTCAGGATAAATTAACAAAAAAGGTATCTGGAGTTTCTTCTGCAATTGGTGAAGATAAATCAAAGATGAATGTTCAAGAATCGTTAAATGCTCTATACGATTGGTTCACAACAAGTTCAAAATCAGGTAAAGAAAATGATAAAGGAAAATTAGGTAAGTTCGCGGCAGGATTAGCTGGAATTCCAATTATAGGGGCATTAATAAAATATATTCCAAAATTAATTTCTGCTTTTACTTTTTTATGGGAAATTGTATCTGGAGCTGGAACAGCGATAAGAACTGTTTTCCAAACAATTCGTTCTGCTGGCGCTGGAACATTAGTGGCTATATATGCTATTTCAAATGCTTTTATGGGTTTTGTATCAGAAATAGGAAATTGGAAAGATAGTTTTATTAGTATGTTTGATGGAATTTTTTCTCTTATTAAAAATATTGGTGAATATATATTTACATGGATTCAAGTTAAGCTTGAGCCTCTCTCGCCAATCATAGATATGGTTACTGCTTCTTTTAAATTTATAGGTGATATTTTTTATCAATTTGGAAAAAATTTTGCAAAGCTTGTTGGAATGGTATGGGATATTACAGGATCTTATGCAAAGTCAGCAGCAATGGATGTTAAAACTGCTACTAGAGAACTAAAAATGCAAAAGATTGTTCCAAACGAAAGTCCTATTAAAACAATATCAAATGGTGTTGGATCTTTTTCAAAAGGTGTAGATAGTAACACATCAGATCTTGTTGATTTATCTAAGAAGACAAATTCTTTAATGGAGAAACTCATAGACGCAGTAAAAACTGATGAGTTTAAAGGTCCAAACGCTCAGAATGTTCGTGTTGATATTAGAACAAACTCTAAAGAAATCTCTGCTGGTGTAAGGAAGAGAGAGCTTGATTATGCAACAGTGACAGGAAATAGTCAGTGATTGATCTTTATGGCGTTAACGTAAAACTATGGTTAAAGAAATCTGGAAAATTAATTCCATTTAGAAATATTGCTGGTGCTGCTACTGATTATATAGAATCTATAAATGTACGAATTGGACTATTAGAGATATTTCATGTTGAAATAAAACTTTCACCACCGCTTCGTGAAACTGAGATTCTTTTAAATTCTGGAGCTATAGGTTTGGGTTTTTCAACAGAGGAAACAAATTCATCTGATAAGAAATCACAACCAGTCGGAGATTCTACGGATAAAAAAGATAAGACATTCCACATGAATAAGATTGTTATTCAATTTGATTATGGAGGCTTAGAAAGTCGTGCATTTGAAGCTTTATTAACTATTCCAGAAATATCAATTAGCGAATCTGGTATTGATATAACAATGAAAGGTTTTGGAATGCTTTTTGAGCAGACTAAGAAATCTGCATTATTAAATGTAAACAATAACTATCAAGCTATACAGCAATTACTCTCTCCAAATAATTCAGTAATATTAAAGATAGATCCAAAAGCAAAAGAAGTTCTTGAGGCTTCAGAGTATAAGCCTGGAAGTTCAAAAAATGCAATTGAAGAGTCTAAAGAAATTTTACTTCAGCATGGATGTTTGTTTTATAATCGAGGATCAAAGAATGAAAGATCTAAACAGGTAATCGAGATAGTTCATACTGATACATTTAGAAATGAAGGTGAAAAATCTGTAGCTGCAACATTTGTAGCATTTAGAGATATAAATCCAAATAAGAAAATTTATCCAATTCTTGGACTATCGTCTCCAGTGAGCAACATTGTCGCGTCAAATGTATTAATGGGGGCAATTGGAGGAGTTGTTGATAAATCAAAGAAAGAAATTAGTGAAAAAAGAGTTGATGGAAAGACTCTTAGCGAAGATACATCGAGTAAGATACCAACTCAGGATGGTTCTATAGCAGGACCATCTGATTCTGCCGCAAGAGATGAAAATGGTGAATCTTTCGGAGTTGATGATAGTGGAATTCAAGGTCAATTAATGGGAGCTTCTACTGTTGAAAGTTTAAAAGCTATTGTCCATGATTATATGACAAAGGTTTTTAATTACGAAATTACATCTGTATTAATTCCAGATTTATTGCCAGCAAGAATGGTTGGAGTTGCGGTTGGTAATATTAAAGCTTTATCAAATAAGTATGATTTAAAAACTGTAGAACATTCAATAACTCAAAATGGAGCTGAAACTATAATTCATTGCACAGGAATGGGTGGTCTTGCTAGTGCATCTGCGCAAAGAATTAGTAAGATTAAAAATGATCTTAAAGAAAAAGCTGAGTCAATATCTGAAAATAGCCAATCAAAAACACCAAAACCAGTGGATAATCCATGAATCAATTTTTAGAATTTTTAGACAAACTAAAGACTGTTGGACTTGAGTGGTTTAAAAGATATTATTCACAATATCCAGCAGTCGTTATTGATAATAAAGATCCAGAACAAAGAGGAAGAGTTAGGTTAAAGTGCCCTGCTGTATGGGGAATTAATTATATTCATCCATCGTGGATTGAGCCTTGTGATTTTGAACTTGCAGGAAAAGATTCTGGAGAATTCAATCCACCATATATTGGTCAATGGGTTTACATTCATTTCGAATTTGGAGATCCAAGAAACCCTATTTATAGTGGTGGATTTTTTGCTAAAGATGAATTGGCTTCTGAATTTAAAACTAATTATCCAAATATTCGTGGTTGGGCATGGAAGAGTGGGCAACGACTTCTGGTTGATGAAACTGAAAATGCTCCAAAAGTTACTGTTAAAAATGCTGATGGTTCATATATTGACATGGATGGTAAGTCTGGAAGCGAAAATATCACAATAAAACATAAATCTGGAGCAACCATAGTAATTGATAAAAGTGGAAATATTCTTTTGTCAGATAAAGATGGCAAAGACAGTATTGCTGTAAAAAGTGGTGAAATAGATATCATTTCTGATGGGAAAGTAAATGTTAGTGGAAAAGCAGATTTAACTATTAATGGTGATGGTGCGGCCACATTTTTAGGTAAAAGTGGAACAACTGTAGGGTCTGGATCATCGTCAACAAAAATTGATGGATCATCTGTTGCTTTAGCTGGCGGCGGAGTGCCAGTTGCAGTTGTAGGAAAGAAGGCAATTGGTCAAGATAGCCATGGTGTTCCAGTTGTTTCCACTATTATTACTGGAAGTTCGAAAGTAACATCGGGGTAATATGCAACTGACGAATCAACAAGCAGAAGAAATATCAAGAAAGATTTACGACACACCTTCTGATATTCAAAAGTCAGAAGAAAGTAAACAAATATTAATTGCAGATAAAGAATCAAAAAAACTTGAAGATGATGTAAATAGACAGTTTTTTCTTAAGTATTTATCTAATGTTCAGCAATATCATTTTGAACTCCAAAATATAATTGGAGAAACAAGAACTATATATAATGAAAATGATCTTATTTCTTCTGCAAAAAAAGAAAATGGAAATCCACATTTTCCACTTGGATACACGTCGATGGTTCCAATGGTTTTATCTTCAAATAATGGAAATCCAAAAGGGTTGTTGCCATATAGTGAAATCACATTTGCTAATTATTTCATAAGAAGAGTTAATTTATTTAAAAATGGATATCCAGGATCTGGATTCACAACATCAACGACAACTGTATTAAATGGAAATTCTGTTCAAGTTGCAAGCACAGGACCATTATCAATTGGAGATGCTATTGCTATCCATACAAGTAGTGATTTATTTGGTGGAACAATTAGCAATATAAATGGTGATACTTTAACATTTAATATTTCTATTGGAGCAAATAATCCAATTCCAATCGGAGCGAATGTTCAAAGAAATTATCCTTCATATACAAATACCCAAAGACAGAATTTAGTTAATGATATTCATTTTGATGCAATTAGATTTTCTTTAGATACAAACTCAACATTGCTTGCAAATATGATTTCCAATCAATTGGAAGCAATTAAAGCAAATCAATCTGGAGACGATGCAAAGAATGCATATACAAGTGCTAATAAGATTTTGAGTGCAATAAAATCATGGCAAAATTCTCCATCAAGCGGTGTCGGTGGTAGATATACTGATGAAGTTATTGATCCTCTTGTTGATGCGCTGAATAATAGAATATTTGAAGCAAATAAAAGATCTGTTGAGATTGGATTAAATCTTGGATCTGTTCAAAATCAGGGAGATATAATTTCTGGTAGTGGGCAATATCAGAGCTTATTTAAATGGATTGATTTTAGAATCAACCTATTAAATGGATCTTTGTCTCAATATTATGGAGCAGATTTCGCCATAAATGCTGTTTCGCAGAATATTGCATTTTTAAATAGTCAATACACTGAATACTTAAAACAGTTTGGTTTTGCCAAATTTGTTAAGGATTCTGATGCAACAAACAAAGTTTTTTTAGATTCAGTTTCTGATTTATTAGTTGGAGCGCCTGTTTATGTGATGGCTGACGGCCAAAGTACGATAAATACGCAAGTTATGGGCATATCTGTTGTGGAAAAATCTGTTACATTTGATAAGATAATTTCTATAGGATTTAACGTGAAATCTAAAGCGAGAGTGTTTCGCGTGAAATAGGGAGATTTATGGCGACAAAGGATGTTGCTGGTATTCAGTATCCATTTGTAAAATATGGACAAGGATTGCCACTTGGCGTGAAGGGACCTGATGTTTATGCATCGTCTCTTTTTTGCCTACTTAGAACAAATCAAAGATCAAGAGTAATGCGTCCAGCATTAGGAACAAGAATTCAACAATTAATTTTTGACACCAATGGGCCAATGCTTAAAAATTTATTAACGAAAGAAATTTTAGAAACGGTAGGTAGTGAGTTACCAGAAATAACAATAGTAGGCTTGCAAATAGAAGAGAATAATCATGCTGTAGAAGTAACCATTAGTTATTCAATTCAAGGAGTTCAGGGTTCTGGAATAGTTTCATATTCGAAGGAGTGATAAGTGTCAGTAGCATCAGAGATTAATAGAGTTAAATATATCGCCGAAGATTTTGAAACATATAGACAAGAGGCAGATGATTTTTGGAGTGCTTATTATCCAGATGAATTTAATAATCTTATAAATACAGATCTTGGAAATGCTGTTTTGGATCAACTGGCATTTGCTCAAATGGCGATTTCTTTTGCTATTAACAGAAAGGCATCTGAATTATTTTTGTCTACAGCGAGATTCAATAAATCTATTACAAAGTTAGCTAAAATGTTGGGATATCCAATATCTCCAGCATTTGCAGGATCTGTTGATTTGAATTTTCAAATCACTAATGGACCGTTTGCCTTTCCAATTACTATTCAAAAGGGTTTCCAATTAAAAGGCCCTGGAGATGTTATTTATGAGTATAGAGAAGATTCTGATTATATTATTAATGCAGGATCTGTATCTGGAACAATTCCTGTAAAAGAAGGAAAATCTAAGATTTTAACATATCTTTCTAGTGGTTTAGAAAATCAAGAGTTTCAAATTGTTGGAATTCCAGATGATCAATATTTATATGATGATGGTTTAATTGTGACTGTTGATGGAATTGAGTGGGAGAGATTGAGTCTTTTAAAATATGAAAGTACAAATACATATGAAGTATTATTTACAGAATCACCGCCAAAATTAAGATTTGGAGATGGCATTCTTGGAAATATTCCACCAGAAAATTCTCAAATTGTTTTGAGATTTGCTTATGGAAAAGGTTTAAGTGGATCTATTGGTTCAAATCAAATTACTGGTGTTGTAACTCCTCTTGTAATCAATGGGCAACAAATTAATTTTTCATTTTCTCATACAACTGGAAATGTTGGTGGTAATCCAGAAGATATCAGGCATGTTAAAGCATTTGCATCTAGCTTTTTTAGAACTCAAAACGCAGCAGTTATTAAGGCTGATTACGACACAATAGCTCAACTAGAGAGTGGTGTTGCAATTGCAGATGCTCAAGTAATGAGGGGTGTTAGTGGCGACATAACAATTCAAATGAATTTTCAGGATTTATTTCAAGGAAATGCAGACATGCAAAATGCCGCAGCATTAATGTTGTCAGCGACAGTTAGTGGTATTGAAAATCTTGGAGTAAGTGGAATTCCTCTTTTATATGTCGGAGGAACTGATGCACTTGGAGTTAGTGGTCTATCTTCTTTAGGCGTAAGTGGAATTGGATTCTTAGGTTGGAATGGATCATTTGTAACAGGTGTTGATTATCTTGGAGTATCTGGAGTTAATCAGCTAACTGTTAGTGGTATTCCACAATTATATATTGGTGGCGACTCTTATTTGGGAGTGAGTGGTATTGATAGCTTAGGTATAGATCAATCAAATCAAATTGAATATTATGTCAACAATGGAACTGCATTAATAAATGCAGGCGTATCTGGTTTATATTATTATTTAAGTCAGGCATTTAGTGATACATCTAAAGCAAATGCTGTTCAGGTAATTGTTTTATCTGTTGATATTAACAATAAATATATAGCTCCAAGTAACAGTTTATTAACAGCAGTTCAAAGCAGATTACAGAGTATTTCTGATGCTGTTGTTACAGTTACGGCTGTTGATGGTTCGAATAAGATAGTTGAAACAGATATTGAAATTGATCTTGGTATTAGTCCAACAGCCATTGAGAATGATGTTCTTCAGAAAACAGCACAGGCTATTTATGGAACCACAAGTCCATATGGCCTATTGGTAAGACGAAAAGTAGGACAGAATCTATATATAAGTGATATTGTAAAAGCAGTTCAAGATGCTAATACAGCAGGTGATGTAATTTTTGTCAGTCCAACAATAACAAATAATCTTGATAAATTGGATTCAGATGGAAATCTTGTGATTGAGCGACAACAAGTTGTTCAAAATAGAAACATTTTAATTAATGTTGTAAAAAGATTTAGAAGGGAAGAGGTTTACTAATGGCACTTACTACACAATTAACTGAAATACCATATCCTTCGGAAAAAGAAGATCCATTTTTTGATTCATTTGAATCAATGGTTAAAGATATTGATAGCAAGATTTATGGGCTTCTATCTAGCGCATGTAATGTAGTTATTGCTCCAAATATAGTTTGGAATGCATCTAGTTCATTACTTACATGGGATGATGATTTTGTGGTCCAAATTCTTTCTACAAACAGAAAATTACTTGTACGTTATGGTCCAGACACTCTTTCAAGATCCGCAACTGTAAATGACGGTGATAAGCTAATCATCGTTGTTCCAAACTCATCTGACGTAAATGTTGTTGCTAATTTACAGATCGTCCCAGCTAATATTCCATGGCAAACAGGATTATTTATTCTAGGTATGAGATATGTGAATGGTCTTTATATGAACATTAGTACGAGGTTTTAATGGCTGGATTTGGTCATTTTAAATTTGGAAAAGGTCCATTTGGATATTCGAATATAGGGGAAGACCTTATTATAGGTCTTTTTCCTGTTGAATATTTAGAAGATGGGACTCCAGAAGGACTTGATCCATTAAATAATGATCAGAATCCTCTACTGATGTTATTACAGACTTATGGGAATTCTGTTAATTTAAGAAGATACGATGTAGATTCTCTTTCTGATTTAACTGATTATGAAAAAGCGCCTGAAGATATTCTTTTGTTATTAGGTGATATGTTAGGATTGGGTATTGATAAAAATGATCCAAATTTTCTTCAAAGATCATTTGTTGGAAACGCAAGTCAATGGTTACAAATAAAATCATCTGTGAAGGGTTATTCTGTTCGAGGATTGGCCTCTGGTTTTTTAGTTTTTGTTGAAAATTATTGGAGAATTGATCCAAGCTATTGGCCACTAATTCCATTAAGAAATCGATTTAGATTAAAGCCAACGTATGCAGATCCTTGGGTTGATAAACTTTATTATACAAATATGCCGCCAGGATCTTTTATTGGAACTCCAATAATTGAAGATGAAACATATGCAAAATCATCTTTTTTGAAAGTTATTTTTGAAGTTAAAGAACCTAGAAAAGATGGGGTTGATTATAACGCACTTCTTGATTTAGTTATTGATAAAATTACTGATGTTGTTGGTATTCACCATGAATTAGTAAGTCCTGAGTTCAGAATTAGATTAAATGCCGAATTGAACTTATCGGCAGATATTAGAATTGATGAAGCTATTATTGAGTATAATTTTAATGAATTTGATCACTTTGATATAATTCCAGGCGATGAAATTCCTTGTGATAGGGTAATTGTTGAAATGACGTAATAAGTCACGTTGATTTATGGACAATTTTTTGTGGTTGATACACGATTTTATATGAGGAGAAAATATGGCTAATACGATTCAAGCTGTTATGACTAATGTTGGCAGGGCAGCTTTAGCACAAAGTTTTGGTGGACCATCTGGAAGTTATCTTTATTCTTACGGACAATTATTTAAAATTGGAACTGCTGCTTGGCAAATGACTTTAAACGGTAAAGAACCAATGAATCCAAATGCAGCTTATACTGATATTCAATCTGTTTTAAGCGGTGTTTTTTATTATCAAAAAACATTTCAATCTGCTGATATTCTTTTTGTTTCTCCTTTTACAATTCAATTTAGATGCTATCTTGATTTAGGTGAGGCAAATGGAAATTCTATGATTGAACCTGATACTGGACCATCTCAGGATGGACCTAAAAATTCTTCCGCATTAAGTGGAGATACACCTGTTTTATTTGAGATTGGTTTGTTTGATTCTAATAACGTGATGGTAGCATATGGGACATTTCCTGGTGAGACAAAGTTAAATACAAAAACTTTGAATCATTTGGTGAATATTAACTTCTAAGTTTCCAATTACTTGGAAACGAGGTTTTAGATGAGTACATATATTGCGGCAAGCATAGATAGAGAATTTATTAAAATGAGATGGAGCGAGCCATATGTAACGAGTGGCTTAAACATCAAAGATTTTGGAATTATACGTCCAGGTATTTATTCTGGTTTTGTAATTGGCCCAAATGGTATTAATCCAAAGGCAATTGACATTGGACCTGGGTTTGTCTCTGGCGGAATTGGAACTGGAATAGTTTCTGGTTATGCAATGGCATCTTTTGATTCAACTGTTGGTTATTCTATTGCTGCTCAAGAATTAGATGGAATGACAATTACCATTCAAATTCCACCAGGAATAAAATCAATTACAACTATTGATTTAACAGGAATTTCTGCCGGACGAAAATTTATTGTAATGCAATTATCTTATGCAATTGGGCAACAAAGTTCAGCTCAATTTGCTGTTGTTGACGGTTCAGATATCGATCTAAATCCAAGATGGGTTGTTTTAGGATATGTTGATATTCCTTCAGGTGTAACTCCAATTGATGTTTCAATGATTGGATATATAGATCCTGTTTATCCTCGACTTACTCCTCTTGCGACTCCTAGTAAATCTGGATATATGCCAACATCTGCATGGAATAATGTTTCAGGATTTCCATTTGCTGGATTGTTGCAAATGGCCGTATCTGATGTAAGTCCTTATTATATTACAATATCGCCATCTCAAAAAATATATTCAGGAAAGAGATTGTACAGTTATGTTAAATCATCAACTGCATCTAAGTTTCCGCGAAATTCTCTTGGTAAGTATAATGGTGGTCCAAATAATGATCAGCTTACATATTTAAATGTAGTAACTGGTCAAATATCTGGAGCACATCAGATACCAGGAAATTTGAATTTTGCATCACCAAGTATTGTTGGAACACCAAACCAATATCAGCTTGGAGTCGTTTCTTTAAATGAATCTGATAATATAATGGTGACATACAGTGGTCCGCTATCTTCATACGCTCAAACTCAAGATGAAGATAATATGCCTCAATTACCAAATAATCATTTTCAAATTGGTGCATTTATAGCATCTACAGATGCTGGAGGAAATCTAAGTCCATTTAATCCTGGAACAGATATTATTTGGAGACTTCCGTATTTGAATATAGGTCAAGGTGGAAGTATTGTTGATATTGTTGAATTTTATCAAGAGCCGCCACAGGGTATTTATGATGGTGTAAATCAAGATTTTACGTTATCCAAGGCCCCAAAAGATTCTAATAGTTTATTAGTTTTTCTTGATGGTTTTGTGGTTCCAAAAAATGAATATGTTCTTAATGGAACTCAGTTAATTACTTCAAATATTGCTCCGACATTAGGACAAAAATTTATAGCATTCTATGTTGTAGACAATTCAAATGATTTTACATGTTGGCAGGAAGCTCCAATTGGAGTTGTTGATGGATCAAATAGATTATTCCAATTAACAAAAATGCCTGAAAATATTTTTGGAATGTATCTTTTTAAGAATGGATGTATTACACCTGCATCTGAATTTGATTTTATTCAGGGATCTTCGGCGGCTTACGTTCAATTTCACTCTGGTAAACAGCCAGTTCTTGGTGATGAAGTATATATTTTCTATGTTATTCAAAATGGAAATTCGTTTGAAGCATATCAAGAATTTGCTACTGGAACAGTTGATGGTGTTAATTTGCAGTTCGCTTTAACTAAAATTCCGGCAGATAACCAAAGTATGATGGTTTATGTTGATAGGTTTTTAGTAAGCAATGAAAATTGGTATTTAGTTGAAAATTCAAATCAAGCATTTATTCAGTTCGTTTCTGGATATGCTCCAGTATTTCCACAAGATATTTATGTTTCATATTTTAAACAAATTAAATCTATTCAAGTTCTCCCTGGCGGCGGAGGTGGTGGTGGAGGAAGCGGTGGTTCATACGCTGTTCAAGGATCATTTAGTGCTCCAATAGTTGTAAATGAGTTTGCAGGATTGGTTGTTACTAGTGATGAGAGACAATATAAATATGTTACAAGTACGGGCGGTGCAAAAACAATTGTAGCAGCTCCGCAAATTGCCGCAGGATCATTTGATGGTCAAGAGTTAACAATAAAAGGAACGAGCGATATTAATTATCCTATTTTCAACGATGGAAATGGTTTATCATTAAACGGAACATGTTTGGTAAAAAGAAATCAGACACTATTACTTACTTGGAATTCTGATCTTCTTATTTGGGAAGAATTAACAAGAAGAAACTAAGGGGATAATATGAAAAAGATAATTTTAGGTCTAACGATACTCTTATCATTGAATGTATTTGCAGGTCCAAATCGTGAGTTGGATGGAGCTACTATTACAAATGGATCTGCTGTTTTAACTCTACCGACAACAACAGATACATTAATGGGTAGAGCAACAACAGATACGTTAACTAATAAGACATTAACTGCCCCTGTTTTATCAGGAACATTGACAGGAACATACACTCTTGGAGGAACTCCAACTGTGCCAGCAAGTGCAATTAGTTCTGGAACTCTTGCTGTAGCCAATGGTGGTACAGGGCAATCGACTGCAAATGATGCCTTTAATGCTCTTGCTCCATCTCAATCAACTCACTCTGGAAAGTTTCTAACAACAAATGGAACTAATACTTCTTGGGCAACAATTCCGGCAAGTTCTCCTACAATTACTGGTTCTCAGGCATCACCTACTGCAATTACTGCGGTTGGTGGAATATCTTTTTCTGGAACTAATTATTTTAATATTATTTTTATAGCAGGAGATAGTGGAGCTATTGATATTACAGCTAATCCTCAGATTACTGCGGCAACTAACGTAGGTCAGCAATTAGTTATTATTTCAACTAGTGCTGTAAATACAGTAAAGCTTGAACATGGAACAGGATTGTTGCTTAATGGTTCATGGATTGGCGGAGATAATTCTGCCATTACTCTTGTTTGGGATGGATCAAACTGGACTGAAATTTCAAGACGATAATTTTTGGGAGTTGAGATGATGTTAAAACTTTTAATTCTTGTATTTCCACTAAGCGTTTTTGCTGGAAACACAAGAACAATAGATGCTGATGAAATTAGGTCTTCTGATGCGAGCAAGACATATACACTTCCATCAGCATCCACAACATTGGTTGGGATTGATTCAACTAATACTTTAACAAATAAAACTATAAGCGGATCATCAAATACAATTACAGATATTCCTGCAAATACTGCTTTATCAAGTCAGGTTCCTATTTCTAACGGTGGTACAAATTCATCATCATATAATTCTGGTGGTGTATTGTTTTTTAATGGAACAAGTTTGGTTGATGATTATGCAAATCTATTTTGGGATAATACGAATAAGAGAATTGGTATTGGAACAAATGCTCCATCTTTTAAACTTCATTCAAAGTCGTCATCATCTCCATCTATAGCTGTTGAGCGAGTGGACTCATCTGCAACATCAGGTGGGTATGTGCTTAGAAAAGCGCGTGGAACGATTGGTGCTGAATCTGCACTATCATCCAATGATTCTATTGGATCATTATCATTCTTTGGTTATGGTGCTACTACATATAGTGCAACACCATCTGCTCTAATTTCAGCCTCATCTCAAGAAGCCTTTACTGATACCGCTAAAGGTACACGATTAGTTTTATCAACAACTCCAAGCGGCTCAGTATCATTAGTTTCATCGGTAGCAATTCAGGATTCGACAGTAGCGATAGGTCGTGGTTTTTCAAGTGCTACACCAACTTCAATTACTATAAAAGGAACAGATGTTTCTAGTGGTACATCAAATACAGCTTCAGGCTCCGTTACAATTCAATCTGGCCTATCCACTGGAGATCAAGGTGGAGGAGCTATCCATTTTCAATCATCTTCTGCTGGATCGAGTGGATCATCTCAAAATTCTTCTATAATAAGAATGTCTATAGATAATGATGGATATATTAGGCAAAGATCTCCAGATGGAACAAAGTTAATTGGGTTTAAAGTAAATGACGCAACAACAGACCATTACTATGACTGGCCACAATCACAAGGCGCGTCAAATACGTTTTTAAAAAATGATGGTAGTGGAACTTTATCTTGGGAAACTCTTGCTCCAACATATGAACAAGAAAGACCAAGTGGAAGTATTGATGGATCAAACACAGGATTTACTTTAACATATACACCAGCAACTAATTCTTCACTTCAAGTTTACATTGATGGTATTCTTCAAGAGCAAGGTGTTGGAAAAGATTATACAGTGAGTGGTACAACAATTACGTTTGCAACTGCTCCGAGTTTAGGACAAGTTGTTATAGCTATATATACAAGGTAATGGAGGATTTGATATGAAAAGGATTTTATTAACGGCATTTATGTTTACATCTATTTTTGTTTCTGCGCGAGGGCGTATTCAGGATGCTGATTTTAAAACTGCAACTGAATTAAAAACGGCTGTAGCGAGTATAACTGGAAATCTAACAAATGGAAATAATTGTATTGCATCACCAAGTTCTCTTGTTGGGTTAGCGGTTGGTCAGTATTTATATGATTTAACTACTGCTGCAAATATTCCATCAGGAACAACTATTGCCGGATTACCAGGAACTTGTTCTGCTGGACAAATTCAGATGAGCGCAAACGCCGCTGGAAGTGGAACTGGTGATTCAATTGGAGTAGGTGCTCCGCTTAGTCAATTGTTGAATGATTCTAAAGTCTGGGTTTCCTCTGTCGTACCTGCACAGCAATTATCGACAGCAATTACCGCAGGACTTATTGGCGGTGGTGGTGGTAACTCTGGTAAGAACTACTTAGCAAACGCTGGATTCGAAGGTGGTAACTCAAGCTGGACAATCGCTGGTGCGACAAATGAAGAGAATACTTCTGACTTCCATGATGGTGTAAAGGCTTTAACACTTACTCCGACAGGTTCAGGTTCTATTCTTCAGAGAGCGACTCCTGCTCCAAATCTTTTCAGGACTAATTTAGAATCAGGAATGTGGGTTAACACCACAAAAACGGATGTTGAGTTATGTTCTTTATCTTCTGGTTCAGAGGTTGAATGTCAGAATGTTCCAGCCGTAGGTCAGTGGGTTTATATTCCTGCTAATATGCCAGGTCCGGTCCAAGGTCAGACTATTGGCGTAAAGTTAAAATGGGGTTCTACGGGTGGTTCGATTATTGTCGATCAGGGATGGGTTGGTGGTGCGACTAATTTAACTAAAGTCCAACAAGCAAGCCATACTGGGACTTCGAGAAGTGCGGCTACGGCAAACTGTGAATGGTCCGTTACAGCGTCTTCTTACACAAGTTATTCTGCTGATGCCGATTGTCCAACACCAACAGTTACAGGCGCTTTATTAGCTCCAGATACAAAGATTCCAGCATTTAAAATGAATGTTGCTGCTGGAAAGATATATAGAATCACAGCAAAGGGACAATTTAATCAGCAGGGAAATTTCATAGGCCTGTTTAGATTCTCTGATGGTACAGATGTTTCTGAAATTGCTGGACTTGGTTCCGCCGTAACTGGCACAATGGAAGGCACTACTGGAGTAATGACGGCTTTGTATAAGCCAACAACCTCTGGATTAAAAACAATAGAGATTCAAGGAAAGAGCGATCTTGGAACTTACGCTACAAGAATCCATAATATGTCAACTGATCTTGTTTTCGAAGTTGAGGAATTCCCATCACAGTCACAGCTTGCGGTAAATTCTTTACAGGCTGACTATGGGCTTACTGATAAAGGCGCTCTTGAGGTTCGTGGATCTACATCAGATCCAGTCAAAGGCGGCATTGTTCGAGATAAAGTATGGCTGTCTAAAAAAGGTGAGATGGCGCATATTGAATATCAGTTTCATCAAAACTCTGCTGGTTCAAATGGATCTGGATACTATTTATACAAACTCCCTGCTGGACTAAATTTTAAATCTACAGTTATTCCAGCTCCAGGAACTCTCCCTACAGCCACTCCTGCTGCATATAAAGTTGGAACAGCAGTTTTTCATAATCATTCAATTAGCGTAGATCCTTGTGATGCTTTAGCTTATGATGCAGACGAGTTTGTTATCGTTTGTCAGAATGCATGGAACAGTTCTAGTATATATGAATTTAGCCTGACAAATTTAAGTTTTGGTATAACAATTGATGCCCCAATCGAAGGATGGAGTACTACGCAAAATGCTCCAGTACTTGTTGGAAGTGTGACGAGTGGATCAAGCGGAGCACTTAGAATTGAGGGTGCATTGATTGCAGCAGATGGAACTGTTTCAGGTGAAACATCGGATTGGATAAATGGAAATTGTACGAATGCAAATCCAAGAGTTTGCACAATGATGGGTGGAATGTTTTCATCGCCACCAATCTGCGTTGCAACTGGAACTGATTCAAGCTCAACTCCAGACACATATCCAACAATTCAATCAACAAGCACAACAGGTTTCAATATCATGACAAACAATCACTTGCCTGGTTTTGCAAACGTATCAAATCAACGTCCTGTGAATATCATGTGCATGGGTCCTAAATAACAGATATTTTTGAAGTAATTTAATTTAAAAGAGGGATTTAAAAGATCCCTCTTTTTTTTATTATTTTTCAATGTACACTATTAATAGTGGGGGTTTTATGAAGATAATATTGTTATTAAGTATTACATTTTTAGTATCTTGTGCTGGTAAAGTTATTGTGAAAGAATGTGAGATAGTTAATTCAGGACCCTTTTATATTTGTAAAGAACAAAACGAGATTAAGGATTAAATGGCTGATAAGGTTACTTTTCTAGATAGTGTTATGGAAGTTGGCGGATATGTTCTTGCCGCGATAGGATTATTTTTTTCTGCACAAATTAAGAAGTGGTTTGTCTCTAAAAGTTTTTTTGATCCATCAAAAATGATTTCTAAGAATGTTCAGGTGAGAGATTTCTTAATTGAGCTTCGCGCATTAATTGATGCTGATAGAGTTAAGCTTTTTCAGTTTCATAACGGAGAATATTATGTAAGTGGCGAATCAGTGATGAAATTATCCATGACTCATGTTGCTGTTAAAACAGGAATATCTTATCCAGAATTAGCAAATATTCATTATTCATCAATACCAACAAGTTATCTAACGAGAATTCTTCAATCTTTATATAAAGAAGAGTTTCTAATTGTTCACACTCAAATATTAGAAGATGATCAATACATTAAAAACATATTTATAGCGCACGGTATAAAATCAGCAATTTTATATCCTGTATCAAATGTAAAGGGGCAATGGATAGGTATTTTGATGGCCGTTTGGATTGGTGATGTTGAGCCAACGATTGATTTACTAGACCTTCAATCTTCTTCTGCAAAAATAGGCCAATTACTGTTAAAATAATTTAAACACATGGAGGTTTTAGATGAAAAGGATTTTATTTATTTTTACATTGTTATTTACAACTATTGTATTTGCACAAGATGCGGCGATTAGTCTCGGCCAATTTATTGATCAGATTATTCAAGATGCTTTTGCATTAAAAGGTGAGTCGGATAAAATGGCAATGGTTGTTGGTAGTTTAGCTTTGTTAGTTCGAGCACTTCTTAGCACAATGAAAGTTTCTATTTTACGTCCATTAGTTTGGGATAAACTTTCTGATAATCAAAAGAGTTTTGCTCCAATTGCTCTTAGTTTTTTGCTTTCATTGCTAATGGTGAAGCCATTAACTATTTCGGCAGCCATTGTAGCATGTGTAAGCGGATCAGCAGCTATTCCGCTTCATCATTTCATGAAAGCTATTGAAGGTCTTCCAGGAGTTAATAAGAGTGTTATGATGGTTATTCAATTAGCTCAAAAATATTTGGGTGGAGTTAAATAACTTTCCAATTAGTTGGAAATCAGAGTAAGCTTTTCTAATGAGTATAATAAAGTCTCTCGCATCTATGGT